GTATCTGCCATAAGTCCGCCGAGGAGCTTGAGATACTCGCTCACAGAAATATCTTCCTGAAGGAGCCTGATACCGTATTGTTTGGCAAAGCTCGCAATTATAAGAGCTTCGTCATATTCCGGGTCGTACCAGGTCTCCGTACTTAGTTTTTTGGGGTGGCCTCTTTCTTAAGGGTCTCATAATCCTGACCTGTGATAGCCGCCATAACGTAGAAAGTAAGATTCTGGAAACCTTCAAACGTGATACCGCCTTCAGCTTCCATAATCTCTTTAAGCTGCTTCTTACCGAGAGCAAGCTCGAGAGCCGCCATATTGGTGTCTTCAATGTTGGGGTCTGCCTGAACAGCCTGGATTTTATCCCACGTGCTTTTGCGGTCATCAACAGTATAGAGTTTATCACCGATTTTGAGTGACGGATGATTGTCACCTGTGAGAATTGCACCCTGTGTATCAATAATTTTCATTGTTTTATTCCTCCGTACATATTTTTGTTATGCCTTTTTAGGTTCGAAAGTAGGCTTACCATTAGATATAGCATCGAATGCAAGGGGGGCAACGTTAGTCGCATCGCCACCCATAAACTCTTTCACCTGAATAACAACAGGCGCTGTAAATACCGCACCATCAGGGAAAGTCAGCTTAAGAGTTGAATCGCAATCTCTGCCGTTTGCAAGAGCAAGACCTGCAATATAGTCATTGCCGGCATCGCCGATATTGCGCTTGCCGTTGAAAGAAGCTGTGAAAGACTTTGCAGTTACGAGAGCTCTCTGCCAGCCATCTTCGGTAAGTGAATTCCAAGTTTCAACACCTGCGTCAATCGAAAGACTCATAGATTCCATATCAGCAATGGTTGCATATGTTTCAGCACCGCCTGTACCTGTATTAACTTTAATATCAATACCGTAAACAGGAAATACGCCTGAAAAATCCATTTTAATCACTCCTTATTAAAATAAAAATCAAGTTCAAGTGAGTATTCGCATATGCCCTTATCATCACTGCCCAAATCAATGGGATAGTCATAACGGGATATCACGAACACACGTTTGTTATCAATGACGAATGTTTTCTCGTCAAAAAAATCGTAAAGCTCCTGCGCTTTTTCGGCAGCCTTAACGGGGCTGTCTGTCCAACGCAGGAGCACTGTTACGGGTAGTAGTCTAAAGCTTTTGTTCGCCTTGCCGCCGAGAGCAGTTACCTTAGGGGCGGCATGCTTCGAATTATAGAAGCACACCGCCCTGTCACTGTTCTTATCAATACGGCCGACTGATATGCTGTCGCTCCACCCGTATTCAGTTTTGAAATGGTCTCTGATTGCTTTTAACACCGCTCAACCTCCTAAGCTGTTCTGCATAAAGCGTGCAAATACCTTTTTTGCATAGTCCTTTTTCGCACCGCTGATATAAGGTTCAAACCAGGCACCGCCTGCATTCAGGTTTTCCTCTGTGCTGAAGTTATACTCGGGATGAAAATATAACCTTCTCGCATACGGTGTATCGGTTACCACAAGCACTTTGCCGCTCGAAGCTTTTGAATCATCGACAAAGGTCGAGCGATTTTGAAGTTGACCGCTGTCAAACGGCATAGTTTGCGACTGTTGCAAATCTGTTTTGACCGCATCAGCAGTCTTAATCAGTGCTTTACGTATATCAGCCTCAATACGGTTGATATTTGCGGCGTTGTATGTTACCTTCGGTGTCAGCTTCATACGAGCTTAAAGACGGTGTGATGCACCGTACCGTCGGGATTTTTCGGCCTTGCAGCTTCGTGTATATGCATCACACGCTTACCGATTTGCACGGTACCCGAAGAGATTTCGGGCATATCCGGTGCAATATCGCCCTTGACAATGACCTGACCGCTTAGTATTACCTGCTTGCCGTCAGCGGTATAAACACGCTTGGTATGCTCTGACCACATACATTTTGTGCTTATCGGCTTCGCCTTTTCGGTCTCACCGTCTTTATTGAGACCTTTTGCATCGAGAGTTATCGTGCAAGGTGTTACAAGCAAATGGTCGGGGAACGGTAACTTTTTGACTTTTGTTGCCATTATAAAGCCCTCCTCATAAGTCCTGTCTGCTCAAGCAGCTTATACGCCAGCGTTGCCATACCGGCACGTTCTGCGGCGGTCTGTTTGCCGCTCACGCTCACGCTGATATCGAGCACGCTGTAGCTTTCAATCTGCGGTTCACCGTCAGTATAACCGCCGTATTCCTGAATGTAATCGGCTTGGACACACACGGCTTTTCTCAACTTTTCCTTTTGAAATTCGGTGAGATTGTCGAAGCCAATACCTCTGATACGATTAAAAGTGACCTCGTCGACTTTCATCTCGGCGAGGTCAAGCAATTCCTGTATATCTTTTGTGCATTCGGCATCAGGCTCACTGCTCTTGCGGTTGGCTATGTAGTAGTCAATATCGACGTACATAGCTTATGCATCTACATCGACATAAAGGCTGTCGATTTTATTATCCTTACCGTTAGGGAAGGTGAAAACGTCAGAAAGCTCACGCTCCTGGTAGAGGTAACCGTCACCTTCAGTATGTGCACCGGGATTGAAGTAATAAATACTTGAAATCTTCGGTACAAACTTAGTTGTGAGAGGTGAAGCAACAAGGAAGTTGATGTGCTTTGAGCCCTCGACTGCCTCTGTGCCAGCATCCTCATCAGCTTCAACAGACTCGACCGGCTCAAAACCGCCGTCCTCGGGGTCGAAATTAAACTTGTCATAGAAGCACTCATCATCAATAACCTCGAAAATCGGCACACCATCAATGCTTGTATAACGGGTTTCGATAGCCATACCACCTTCGGCTATCTGTGTCATTTCAACCTTTCTTGTAAGGTCACTGGACTGCTCGAGGAGATCCATAAGCTCGCTACGGATATAACCGATAAGTGCGCCCTGCGCCTTATAGCGGCGGAGCTTACCTGTGCCTATCATACTCTTAAGCTTTGAATAGACGTTTGTTTTCGTCCATGTATTGAGCTTGGTGGTAGTATGGTAGCCCTCGAGAGCTTTTGCTCTTGTAGCACACTTTGAGAAGAAAAGAGCATTCTTTTCGGGTACAGACTGTGTACGTGTGAAAGTTTTTGCAACATTCTGAATGGAGGCAGTTGCATTGCTCTCGTCAACGTCTGCTTTATCGACAAGGAATTCAATATCACGGTCATGTTCAACAGTGAACGGAACATCTGTCTGAGCGTATGAGCCACGGTTCCAACCGCCTTTGCGGTTGTGAGACTTGAAACCGGATGTGCTCATCTGAGTAAAGTGGAAAGTTCTTGCACCTGTCCATTTTACATCTGTTGTCATAAACGGAGAAATAAGACTCTCCTGCATAAAGATTTCAAGAAGCTCGGGCTCCCATCTCTCTGCGTAGTTTACATTGTTAGGCATTTAAAAACCTCTCCTTTTTAATTAAATCTGTTCCAGCTCTTCTGCTTGGGCTTATCTGCCGGGGCAGGAGCTGTGTTTTGTTTACCGTCGCCGCCGATTGCAAAACCGACTGTTTTGCCGTCAGCCTTTTCGGCAAGCTCGGGCCATTCTTCAAACAGCTTTTTGACAGCTTCGGTAGCTTTATCACGGCTGAATTTGCCTTCGTCATCAAGACAATCCGCACGGTCGATAAGCTTGACCGCCCTTGCAACCTTCTCTGCTTTGACGTGCTGCGAGAGCATAATGTTCTCAAGCACAGAGTTTTCAAGGCTTGCTGTCAGCTCGGCAACTTTTGTATCATCCTGACCGACGGACTGACTTGCACCCTCTGCCGCTGCAGCTTCTGCGAGGATCTTCTTCGCCTTCTCTTTGTCGGTGATACCCAGCTCTTTGAGGACCTTGTTTACTGCCTTTTCGCTGTTTTTCTTGCTGATGTTGTTCACATCATCGTCTGTGTACTTCTTTTCAGGTTCGTTTGCGGGCGGTGTAGTGCCACCTTCGGTACCGCCTCCCGGCTCCTGACCGTCAAGTACTGTGTTGTTTTCTTCTGCCATTTTGTCTCCTTTTTACGGATAAGGTCATCCGCTCCCCGTTTGTACGACACGGGCAAACGTATTTTTGATATGACAAAAGACACCCTGCATAATGCAGAGTGTCTGAATTCAACTATTTTGTTAAATAAAAGATACGGACTTACCTACAAAAGCTCCATAACCTTTTACGGCGATGCAATTTGGTAAATCGTATACAGGAACAGTTGTATGTTCCACACCTTCTATTAAAACCTTAGACCACATTTTTTCGGGTAGTTTCGAATCTAGCATAAGCACCGTATTTTCTCCCGCTCTCAATGTCTTTACAATTTTACTCAAACTGATCACCTCTTTTCTGTAAGTTTCTTTAATTTTCGTTTATATTGTTCGAGTTGCTTTTTTGTTAACTCAATTTCATCAATAGGTATATTATACTTGTCTGACATAGAAAGAACGTACTCTTTGGCATCAATTTCATTAAGA